GGACAATACCCATAGCTTTTATCATCTAGAATATTCATTTTAAATTTACCTCTAGCTACGCATTCGTCAATAGCTCTTTTTATTTCATGATAATTACTATCATGGAATACCAAATATTTTGAAACACTATTTTCATATCTACGTATTTCTTTGTTGACATGCTTATAATGATGCATACTATCAATCAAGGTCATCTCGCATTCATTTACAGGACAAACTAATGAGTCACTTTCAACAAACGTAACATTATAACCATTGAATACATGTTTATGATTATTCAAATGTTGAAAACTTCTATCAATAAGTTCTGCTTTTATATTGCTATTGCCTGACAAAACAGCCGCGGCTGATCCGCCCTGCATTACTCCTAGCTCTCTGTAGGTATTACATTCACTTGCTAATCTTTGTAATGTATCGTAGTATCTTAAAAAATCATCTTTATAATGACTACGATAAAATTCTCTTATTTCATTATAAAACTGTTTTAGGTCTTTACAGTGACCAAACTCGTTTACGTTCATTTGATTGCCTCCATTAGGGTTGAAACGTTTTCTCCTCTTTCAGGAAGCAGATCTTTTAGGAAAAAATGTACAAAAAATGCTTCTGATAGTCTGTTGTCTTCTATTCCTTTGTATAGGCCGTTGTATCTCCAATCTAAATTTTTAGTAGGTATACTTTCTTTTTTTACCCACCAATTTAATAACATTTGGTCTGTTGACCATTTTTTATAACCAACGCCGTCTACAAAGTCTTTGAATTCTGATCTTGATAAAAATTCTTTAGGAGTTTGATTTTTTAAGTATGGCAAAAATTTTTTACTATTGATCACCATTAATCCCATATTGTAAAATTCTGCTCCTAAATGATTCCATTTCCAGTCTACATCATCTAAATGTTCGAATGCCGCTTTCGAATACTTTCTTATTTTGGATTTGTATTTTTTAGCACAAGGCAACTCTCTTTCTGCTACTGCTCCAAAAGCATACTCTTCAGTAAGTGTATCAAATATATTAGGAGCATCTATCTTAATATAGATATCACTATCTATTATAGCAATTTGATCATAATTATTTAAATGAGTGAAAGCATTTTCTTTTTCATATATAGGAAGATATCCTAATCTGTTTACTGCTTCTTTACTTCTACCTGTTCTGGTTTCATCTGGACGTATTTTTAAAATAGGTTCATTTTGAACTATGTGAGTAATGTTATATTTTTCACAATATTTTTTTACGCTTTCTATACAATGTAGATATAGCTTACTTTGTGATCCAACAGCTACTTGATATATCATTCTGTTCATTGTAAATCCTTAGTAAAGCTCATTCCTGATTTAAATGTAACTTTATTATGTTTATCAAATTTCATATCTACAATACCATCACACAGCATCCAGTCTGCTGGCATGGCTCCATTAGCAAATACCCAGTCTAGCAGTTTTCTAGCACCATCTGGTGTTATATGATATGCTCTAGCACCCTCATACCAATTACCTGGTGCTATAGGTTTTGCTTTGTTGAATCCTTCAAACTTGTACACATCACAGTCTTGTATCTCTCCCATTGGTTTTTTAAATATAACATCATGTTCAAATATACATATAGGTGTTTGTGAAACAAAACATTTTTCCCATAATAGATATTGACTAAGAAAACATCCTTGTGTACCAGGACGTTCTAATAGTCGTTGGCATTTCTTATTTACTAATGATGATCGTAAGTTGTAATCTTCCAATGCAACATTTGTACCATTAACACCTTCATATAGTTGTACATGCCAACCATTCCTTTCAGCACTCTTCATTGCCCGTGTTGCCATTTTAACACTATCAGGATAGTCTGGCAGATATATTATGTAGCCTTGTGTCATGGTAAATTTAATACTTCTTTCTTAATTATCTTTTTCCAATGTTCAGGAAGCCAATTCATTTGTGCCGCCTTGAATCTTCTATCGTTCTTTTTATTACCTTTGCCTGTGGAAAATATATCGTATCTCTTTTGACCCCAAGCATTCCATTGATAAGGAATGTATTCAAATGTTTCACCCATGTTAGCCCATTCTGTCATTGTATCTCTCAACACATCTTGATCAACAAACCAGTAAATTTCTTTTGTAAATGCTTCTATCATATTATTGCTAAACAGTTTTCTAAACCTTATACCTTTATCGCCTAAACCTAAGCACAAAGCACTAGCAATAAAGATTCCAGGATCTTTTGGTTTTGGCATAACAGCTACATTTTCAGCTATTTGTCTGAAGTCCTTTTGATGAAAACCATTTCTTAAGATTGTATCACAATCAAGTTGAAATATATGTTGGTCTTCTTTTTGAAAAATTTCATATAATCGCATGAATCTAGCACTTGCTAGATAAGTTCGCCTAGCAATGTAGTCTAGATCACCTGTCTTAAATATATCCTGTCCTTCTTTCATTCTTTTATGATTTTTCTTTAGATTGCTGTATAATTCTTTGCTAACATGTTCATATGAATATGTGAAAGGATAATGTAGAGATAGTTGATCCAGTACTGTTTGATTCATATTACCTTCGTTAATTATATGGCAATGAACGTGTATCCAACCTATAGTTCTGTTTATACTTTGTGCTAATGCGTATCCGTGTCTATCAAAATAGTCATAATCGCAACTGAAAAATATTATGTCTTTTGCTTTATTAGGAACATTATGTCCATGTAGTTGCGGAAGTTCAAACATCACGACTCATTTCTGGTCTATATGCTAATACGGCATTCTTTTCGCCTTTACCTAATTTTCTAACCATTCTATATCCTATATCCATAAGTACACTTCTTATACTTTCTCTTTCAAATCCATACCTAGCAGGATGATCTTTTCTTTCATATAGGATAATTGGTTTACATCTTTTTAAGGTTTCAATTGCTCCTTTAGCAATCAAAGGCTCATATCCTTCTGCGTCTATTTTAATAAAGTCTACGTTTTGTAATTCAAAAGAATCTAATGTTTTAATTTTATATTTTCCTTTAGTAGCATTGGGATCTATATGTGTACTAAAACTTTTATGTGTTTCAATAATGTCTACATCTTTTTCTGTATCACCAAGACCAACAGGATGAGTAGTTACATTATAAACTTTTTTCATGTCTAGATTGTATAATAAGCTAGGTAATAGTTTTGTGTTTACTTCATAAGCGTGAACATGTTCAAATGACTGGCTCAATCTAAAAGAAGTTATTCCAACGTGAGCTCCTATGTCAACTGCTATTCTAAGTTTAGCACAATGAGAAATTGCCGTTTGTAATTCCCAATTTTGATATTCCTCAATTTTTCCATTGCCTTGTTTCTTAGCACTTTTAAGGCAAATGTCTTGAGGTATAGTTCTCCAACCATCTAGTTCTACATAACTCATCTATTAACCTGATACTCAAATGTTAGGTCCCATGCTGTGCCATTAGTGTATTCATCTCTATTGAACTGACTCCATGCTATGTGTTCTAACATTTCCTTTCTATTAAAATTTGTTTTGTTCTGCCAATGTTGAACAGCACTTTGTCCTAGTATTTCAATTGGTTTTCCTAAACACAATGCTTCAACAGCCGCCATACTATGATATGTTATAACCTTTTTTGCGTTTCTCATCATAGGTAAAATTTCTTCATATCTCTTTCTACGCTTACCTTGTTTTTCTCTTACCTTACAAGGCACTTTTAATGAGTGATAATGATCTAATGTTTGTCTTTTCCATGTATCATAATCTTCTCCTAAGTATTTAAATATATTGGATTGGTTAGGTAGCACAATCAGGTTGTAATCTCCTCGTAGATCCCAATCATCAGACCAAAGTTTATCATCAATTTCAAGGAGGTTTATTCTGCTACTTGATACTTGTTTTACTTTTGTATTTTGTAAAGAATTATAACTTATCCTATAGTGCCAAGGTGTTTTATGCCTATGGTTACCTATATATCCGTTATCAATATGGAAAAAATTTAAATCTTTATTTTTAACGATATAGTCAAATATCCAATCATCGAACGGATGACTAAACGCTAGATATCTATCTTTCTCTATATCTTCAGGACCACTGATTGTTTTTACATCACAAAGCCTATATAGGTATGTGAAAAGTTGTCCTCTTAATTTTCTGCTATTTTCTGGAACTTGAAACTTATAATGACGCATCTTCCATGCCTGCTACTCTTAACTTGACTACATTGGTGATCTGCCATTGTTTTTGGTCAAGTCCTTTAAGCAAGCCGAGCCATTTATTTCTTAGAAGAGCAAATTCATTTATGATCTTTTCGTAGTCTACTACGTCTGCTTCTCCATCAACGTATTTTTCAACGTCTCTACTAGATAGAGCTCTTTGGTAGTTTTCTAAATATTTTTTAAAATATGTGCTACGTAATCTACGTAATTCAATATTCAAATAATTTAAAATTGCTTCTATTTCTTGAAGTTGTTGGAATCGATGTTCTACAATGCCCGGAAGTTCAGCCGCCGCACGTTCTACGTTGCCTTTGAGCTTTGTTTCAACTCTTGCGGCGCTTAACTCTGTTTCAAAGTGTTGTATAGCATCAGGAATCTTATTAATATCTCTTGCTACAGTAGAGTAGTAACCCATTTAGTCGTCCCAATTTTCTGGGTCATTTTCATCATAATCTTCAGGGTCTTCCATGTCTAAGTAATATGAAATTGCCGCATCTAAATTATCACAATTTCCCATAGCATCTCTAAAGGCAGTATCATCTGTACCAAAGTCAGCACACACATCTACATATCTTTCTGCTACTGTTTCTATATGTTTTTTCTCGATACTTTCTTTAAAAGTATTCCAAATATCGACTATCATGCTCGAGTCCATTGTTGCTCCTATTCTGTTTCAGCTGGTTCTTCGACCTTGGTATTTACCACAGAATCATTATTGGCGTTTAAATTAGACATAATCATATCTAACATTTCACCTGTCCAGTTCTTGCGATATTCTTTATGCTCTTCGCCTTTTCCATCAACATATTTTAGCCTATTTCCATCTTTGACCAGTAATCCTTGTTTTTCAAACAAGTCAACAAGTCCACTGTAAGGATCCATACCTCTTTCATATGGAATCTTAACTTGTACGCCTTCAAAGGGTTTAGCATATCTTGTTTTCATTACTTTACAAGCCGCTCTAATACCACGGACATCACTGACTTTATTACCGTCTTCATCTTCTTTTAGTTTTAGTTTTTTCATAGCTACAACTATAGAACTAGCATATATAAATCCTTGTCCACCTGATATTTTATCATCTGGATCAAACATATCTTGCGAAGCATACGTATGATTGGTTGCTACCAATCCTACATTATGACTACCAAACATGTTAACACAGTTTCTAACAAGTGATGTTAGTGCCTTAGGCTTTCTACCCATATCACCCTTCATATCACCTTTTTGGAACTGATCAACATCTGTTGGAGTTAATAACATACCTAAAGAATCAATTACAAATAATACTTTAGGACGTTCTTCTTCATTCATAGCTTTGTAGTCTGTCATAAATGTTGAAACTGTCTTTGCTACGTCATCAATCATTGACATATTAAGTTTCAATAGTTTATCTTCGCTAGTTTGTACATCAAGTCTTTCTAACCAGTCTTGATCTAGTGCGTTTTCGGAATCTACCAATACAACGAAGATTCCTTGTTCTTGTGCCGCCTTGATAATGTTACCAGCACAAAAATAAGATTTACCTGAACCGGATTCACCTGCGAATACAGTCACCTTGCCTAGCGGAACGCCTTTGTGGAAATCTCCGCTAACCAAATAGTTTAATGCGTAATTTCCTGTTGAGATCCAATCTGTTGGATCATTAAAACCAGCACTCATGCCTGTTATGCTTTTTGTAAGTGCCGTTCTGAATTTACTTGGATCAAATGCCTTTGCCATAATACCTCCTTAAATAGCCTTGTGGGGGATTAACCCCACAAGTATATATTTTTAGTTTTGTTGTCTTGCTCTTATCATGGAAAGAATATCTTCTGCCTTTCCACTTGGTTGAGCTGTTGCTTCAACTTTCGGCGCTTCAGCTTTTGGAGCCTCTGCTACGGGAGTCTCTGCTACTGGAGCCGTTGCCTGCTTTGGGCTAGTATCCGCCTTTTGAGCAACAGGGTCACCTGTTCTCGCAGACATACCAGCTGGACGGAAGTATTGTCCAAAGCGATCCATATCGTATGCTTCACCATCGACACTCGCTTCAAACATTTCTTTCATCACTTTAACTTCTACTTCGGAAGGTTTCTTCGGAAGGAAGTCTGGCAAGTTGAATAAACCATTTGATTCAATGGCTTTCATCTCAGCATCACTCAATGGACGCTCACGTCTTGCCCAACTTGAAGTTGAGTAATCCGCATATCCGCCTTTTGTAGTTTTATTAAGACGGAAATCACAACCAGCAGTATAATCTGTTGGCAGTTCTTCCATATCAGGATCCATAAGAGCCTGCTTGATGATTTGGAAAATCTGTGGACCAATAATAAAACGTCTAATTGGATTTTCAGGAGTTGTATCGTCGCTCAATGCGTTTTCAGTTACAAATCCTTGGAAGATATATGATCTCTTCTTCCAATACTTACGACCCATGTCTTCAAGACTTGGATCCTTAAACCAGCCACGAACTTCGTTAAGAATTTCACAGCTATCACCATACATTTCCATACAAGGAACTTGTACTTGTACTGGACGACTATCAGTGTCGCCTTTTACACCTGCGAAAGGCAGTTTGATCATCAAACGTTCTTTCCAGAAAAATGTATTGGATTCATCACCATCAGGAAGGAATCGAAGTGTTGAACTTTCGCCTTCTTTCATATTCCAGAATGGAAAAATTGCGTTGTCCCCGCCGGAGCTTTGTGAACCACCTGTGCGTGATTCTTGTTCTTTCAGTTTAGCTCTGATTTCTGCTAATGTTGCCATAATAAGCCTCCTTTAAATTAGCCTTTGTATTG